TTAGAACAATTGGAATCGATCCATTGCTTTTCCGAAGCATCCGGCAAAGCCGTCTTGCCCGTTTCCAGTCTCTGTGTCGTACTGCCATGAATAATAATCTCTATTCAGCGGACTTACACGATACTGTGCTTTCTGATATCCGTAATGCGCAACATAATCCGCTGGTGTTTCATAGTATACTTGTACTGCATCGATTACCTGTCCATTTCCGGCGTATCCATTTGCATGATCTGACCAGTCATATCCAGTTACCCACGGCAACCAACCTTTTCCAAGTACATGCACTCGGTATTTAACACGACCGATATTTGCCTTAATCGCAATGCCTACAATACGCTTGCCTCGGATTCCGGCAAAATCGTTTAAATTTGTTACGGCTGGTAAAATCGTTCCATCTTCCAATTTAACAGCATAAGTAAATAAAATTGTCTTATCCGGCACAGGTTTCGGAACTGGTTTTGATGGCTCCGGTGTGGATACTGGAGGTTCTTCTCCATTCATAAAAGATGCCACCATATCAAGGAATCTCTGCCATCCCATATCAAGTGTTCTGTGTGGACAATATTTTCCACTCCAGTCTTGATGTTTCTTTACTCTATCAATTCCCCATCCACGTGCTTTTAACATTCCCGCAATCAATTCAGCTGCGTTTCTCTCTGCTTCCACAAAGCGGTCTCCGCCGGATTTACTATAACAGATTTCCACTGCAATCGAGTTTCTGTTTCCCCTTCCGTTTCCATCTCCAGCGTGCCATGCATTCCGGTCGAACGGGATTCCCTGAACCGCTTCTTTGTCATCAACTGCAATATGGAAGCTTACCTGGTTATTGTTCCCAATCATGTACTTCACTTCGTTCTCAGCGGTGGCATCGTTTGCAGTGTTATGCACTGTAATGCTGTCCGCAGCCATTTGGTATGGGCATTTGATATTGTATTTACTTCCTGATACTAATAATTGTCTTACATTTACTGCCATAATAAAATCTCCTTTTCTTTTAATTATATGTGCGAGGGCGGATAACCGCCCTCTGCACTATTTCTTGTTGTATTTACTTCTGTTCCACATCTCCGATGCTTTTTCCCAGCCACCTGTACTTACTAAATAAACTACAAATGCAGCTAAAATTGATGCAAATATGTAATACCATGTAATTACGATATTAAAGTACATGCACAGAATAACAACTGCAATCGGTGTAATAATAAGAGAGGCTACTAATGCCACCACGTTTGTTTGTATCTTTTTCAGCCACGGCATTTCCTTAATCACTTGTACTACGACACTTACAAAAAATGCAAGTACACCGATTCCAGCCAACATATAAGTTACATACTGTAATAAAACTTCCATACTCATATTTATCTCTCCTTTACTTGTCAATGATGCTTTCTAAAAGCTCATCTCTGATTTTTTTCATGTTTTCGATACCATTTCCTGTAATCTGATGATTAAGCATAGCAGCCAATGATTTTGACTGTTGCTTTTGCATCTCCTCCAATGCTTTTAACCTTTGATAATCAATCTGATTGTATTGTTCGAGCTGCGTTACTCTCTTCGATAACTTAAAAGCTGGTTTGATTACTTTTACAACAACCGCTCCAGCTCCGCCAACAATACTGACTGCACCGCATATGCTCAATAGTGTCTGTATAAACTCCAATTCTTTGTCTCCTTTTCTAAAGATTTACATAAAAATAAGACCCTTACGGTCTCGCTCGAATTTCCACTATTACCTCACCTACTCGTCTTTATTGATTTGCACCAAGCACATCACCACTACTCCAAATACCGCCCCTGCTACAAATGCAAATACATATCCCATTATGCTACCTCGTCTTTCTGTTCTGCGTAGGTTTCTTCTGCCAGCAATGTAAGTGTTGCGTATTCTTCCTCTGAGATGCGATTCATCGCAAAGTAGACATCTAACTTTGCTACCGCTTCATCTTTTGTGTCATAGAATTTCTTCTCAATCAAGTTTGTCATAAGTTTTACGATTACTGTGTTATTCATGCTTCATTTCCTCCACGTTTTCTAAAATATTGTTTGTGTCATTTTCTATCATTGTTGCCTGTGTTTCCAAAGGCATTAAAGATAGCAAGTTGGCAATTCCTTGCGTGTGTGCTGTTACGATTTCTTGTAGCTTTTTATCTATCTTTTTATCTATATAGGTTTTGGTGTCTGCTACATACTCGACTTCCATGTGTGCCCCTGCATCGTTTGTTACGGTTGTGTTTGGGTAATAGGTGTGTAGGGCTCTGTAGGCTTGCTGTACCTCTTCCGAAAATGGCTCGAATACTGGAGTGTTAACTTTATACAAAATGCAAGGATTTTCTTGTCTGATAATTGTTTTCACAGTTTCTAAATCTGTAAAACGATTATCTGTTATAATTGCCCGCCCCTTCGCTGGTACATATATTTTATTATTAGTATTAGTCCACTCCGAACCAATATATCTGTCTGACATAGGGACATAGTTCGCTTCCGCATTAGATGCATTAAAACTTACGTATTTTTGACCGTTTGCATGCTCTCCAATAGCAAAGCTTTCTTCGCAATTTTTCACGTGGACCATGTTTAGATTTTTTAAAATTCCAAAAACCCCGTCTCGCACACTTATCTCGTCACATATCCATTGTTTCCCGGTGCTGTCCATATAATTGCCACCCGATTGTGTTTTTAACCCAGGTAATCCGTTTGGCGTTGTAACGGTAAGTATTTGTTCTCCTTTCCACGGTTCGTATTCCGTCACTGTTTCTCCGATTTCAGCTTGCGGGTATACTATTTTATTTATTGTTTCGTCTTTTTTTACAAGATAAAATATAAGCCCGTTATTAATATTATGGGATAAATCTTTTGAATATTTAACATCATTTTTGTTTACTAACACTTTATCTCTCATCACATTTATATAGGTGTTGGTTGTTGCAGTACCTACAATTTTCAACCCCCTGTCCTCTAAAACAGTTATAGTTATACCATCAATATTTATAACAGAACCTGCCTTGGCGTTATACATGGGGTCATATTTGTCGCTCTGTACGTATGGGTATTGGATTAAATTCTTTCCCCTTACCTTTATTTCCACACTTCCGTTTTTCCCGATGTTAGTAATGTCCTGTTTGTTATCAGGACTTGGATTCTCTCCCTGTTCTGACTTCCCGAATACACTTAACCCGTCAAAAAAGTGGCTAGAACTATCTCGCACAACGATAGTCTCTCCGCTTGCACTCTCCACAATCGCATTTGCCTTGTTTTGCAACAGGTCTGCAATATTAGCCTTATTTGTCTGTATCTGCTCCCTGTCCTCTGTAAACTGTGCTGTTTCGGCTTGCAAGATTTCTAGCTGTTTAGTTCCCTCTTCGGTTACTTTACCGACTTGGGTAGTGCCTTCTCCTTGTACTGTTTGCACCGCATTTGTTTTAGCTGTCTCTACCGCTTCTGTGGCTTTTGTTTGTGCGTCCTGTACGGCTTGTACTTGCTTTGTGCCCTCGTTAGCGACCTGTTGCTTAATTGCGTTCACGTCAACGTCAAAAGTCTGTATTTTATCGTCGATTTCCTGTTTTGCGAGATTCTTCTGTTCGGTTATGTAAGATGCTGTTTGGTCTTTTACTTCCTGTACAGATGCTTTCTCTTGCCTTGTAACCGCACTAACAGCGTTATCTTTCGCCGTAGTGATTGCCTGTTCTGCCTCGGTCGCCTTACTAGCAACGTGTTCATCAAATCCATTCACAAGATTTTCTACAGTTCCCTTTACACTCTCGGCTGTCTGTGCCGCTGTTTCAGCTCTTTGCATGTATCCTGCCGAACTGTCTTTACTGTTCTCAGATTCCTGTGCCGCTTTTATCGACGCATTTGCTGCATCCTCCGCCGACTGTTGTGCCCGCTCTGCTCCTTGTCTTGCTTGTAATGCATTTTCTGCGTCTGTATTCGCCTGTTTTGCAAGTCTTTTTACATCTGCATAGATTTCTGTATATTCCTCAGTAATTTCTCCCGGCACAGCGATACACTGCCAATACTCCGTAGTCTCTCCCGGTTCCGGAGCTATCCCTGTGATTTTCTGTCCAAGCTCCGCCAAACATAGATAAGACCCACCGCCCAAAGATACAAGGTCTAAATACTCATATGCTTCAGAGTTGTCATATTCGCCCCTCGGATTCGGGGAGACGTTACCGAGGTCTGTCTCTGTGTAATTATTTACTGTTTTCATTATGCACCTCCTAAAAATTTAGTCTATAGTATAATCTACTGCCAACTCGGACAAATCTCACCTTGTCGATTTCGGGGTCGGAATACATTACCAAGCGTCCATCTACCACCTTAAACGCTGCAAAGTAGACATCTCCAGTCTCGCCTTTCAATTCCTCCTCTTTGCCTTGTACGTATTCATCAATCTCCGCTTTTGCATCTTCTACTTGTCCCGGTATCTCCATTGCAACCTTTTCTGCCTGTTCCGAATAATACTTTGCATTATCTTCTTCCCTGTCGGGCATGTCCTCTCGTCCATGCGCCCAGCCTTCGGCTTGTTTCTCTGCGGTTTCGGCACGTTCGGCGGATTCATTTACTGCTTTGATTGCCTCTTCAAACAATTTCTTATCCTCAGTAGCATCAAACGCTTCCGGTTTTGGTCTGCTTTTTACTTCCAGTGCAAATTTCTTTTCGGTCTCTCCGCTTTCCCGATCTGCAATATAAATAAATACGTATATATTATACTTGTCGTCGATGTCGTCATTTATCAGCATCGTATCCGGAATAACTACGTCTGTTACTCCATCTTTCGTTGTACCGATTCGCGTTACAGCTTCACCACCTGTTTCCTGCAACGAAAAATGAATTTCTACCGCTGATTTTAGGTTTCCGCCTTGAATTCGTAACACTTGTCCAAAGTCATATTGCCAAAGTCCACGTTTTATTCCGATGTCGTTGTAATCTACGATTATCATCCTTGTTCTGCCTCCAAAATTTCTCTTACCTGTTCTCGGATTTTCTCAGGTACATCCTTGATGCTCTTCTTTTCTTTTTGTATTAAATCTGCGTATACTCTTTCAATGTAGATCATGCTTGCACCCCCATTTCGTATAGTTCACAGATGGCGCCCTGCAGGTCTGTAATCTGCGTATTTGCATTTACTAAGGCTTCTTTTAACGCTGCGTTTTCCGTTTCAAGCTGTTTTATCCGTTCTTCCGAACTCTTTCCAACTTGATTAATAACTACACCATAAATTCCACCTGTGTACTCTTCCGTGCGGTAAAACTCCGTATAGCCCTCGTATTCGGCAATATTTTGTTCGCGTTCTGTGATGCGCATGATTTTTGTCTTTACCGGGTCTGTAAAGAGTTCTCTCAGTTGCACCGGCGCAATATTTATTACTTTGATTTCTAATTTTCCGCCAGTCTCCTGCACTGACTGGGTTTGTATTTTTGTTGCGTCTGCAAATATTAATTCCATATTATCACCTACTTCCATCTTCCGACTGCGTACCAGTCAAAGTCGTGTGTATCAATATTCGCACCATTTAAACCACGGGAATATGCATACCCTTGACTAGTTGAGTGTTTAGATGCAACCATGACTTCGACTACTTTACCGCTTATGTATTGCCCTTGTGCAAACAGTACGTAATCTTTTGTGGAACCCGCAAATGGAATTGCGTATTTTATGATTCCGTATCCATCCGTATATGAGCAATTCGCAATTCCCCACTGTACAAGCTTTCCGCTTGCGTATTTTTCGTAGTAGTTATACCTGTTTGTGTTAGGAATTAATTGTTTCCCCTGTTCTATTATGTAGTCTTTTAGACATTCCATTAGCTTGGACATGCTCATCAATACATTAAACAGCGGTTCCACTGCAACAATATTCAGCCCATTCAACTTCACCCTGTATAGTTTCATCTCATGTAACGTGTCACCATTCCGGATAACCCCCGTCGCAACTTCCGGATCTGATGCAGTTCCCGATGTCGGCGTGCCTTTTATCACTGCATATTCTGTCTCCTCAATCTCAGAGCTTTCATCTTTCCGATATCTTCGTACGATAATATCGTTTCTATTCATCCCTTGCGCTCCGTTATCAATGTTTACATCTGTATAATCATTTGCAGCAATCACATCTCTACGACCTTGTATCACATATGTCGCATCAAAAATGCGGATGCTGTTGTTTGTCAAGATTTGTGCTTCCGATTTTTTTCCTTCATCAAGCACATAATCATCCGGACCATACAGGCCTTGATTTGCAATTCCCACCTGTTTCTCGGTTATATGCGGACCATCTGCAAATCCATCCACTAATGTTGTGTCAATAAATACTTTAGACATATTAATCCTCTCCCTTCAGCTTGTATTCAATGCTTGTCCGACCGGTTCCGGTCACAGATACAATTTTTCTCACAACCGGAGCTGTCATATAGATTCCAGTAACCCTTTCTCTTCCGCCTACGATATCCCCAAGTTCCAAATCCATGTCAGACACCGAAATCCTCAGTTGCTTATAATTTATCAACTCAAGCATCTTTTCTCGTGCATTCTCTTCCAGCTCCTGTACGGTCTCAGCACTTGTATTTTCATAGTATTGCTCTATCAGATCAATACCTGTATAATACTGCTCCTTGCGTATGCTTCCATCCGGCCAAGCGTACAAATCAACTCTCTGCCTCTCCTGCAGTTCGCCCTTGCCGTAACAAATCAGATGATTTACACCGTTTTGATAGTCTAGTATATTTAATTTTACGTTGCCGTCCTCACTCACCTCTATTGATTGCGAATGATCCTCTATCTCCTTTGCTTCCAACAGTACATATCCTTTTCCATTCGGCTCTCCTGGTCGATATTTAATTTCTATCCTAGCACCTACTTTTTCCAGCGCAGCCAAAAATGCATCGAGTAACATGCTCTGCAAAGGCACCTTGTAATCAATATAAATACCGCTATTTTTTGCCGAAACTTCAAATATTTCAGACAGTCCAAGCTTGATTATGTACTGCTTCAATACCTCATTAGCTTCGCCTTTAAGTGTTATATAGGTATTACTGTCCGGATTGATTGCTCTTTGATTCAAGATTCCCCTCCATGTTGGTCCGGTGAGTTTCACAATATGCTCTCCCGTAACTGGATTTATATTTCTGATCAGACCTCCGTACTCGGTATTTTCTGCGTACACTCTACAATTTTTCTGATGCCGATCAGGAAAGAAAAACGCACTTTGGATTTTTATTTCAAAATCATCGTCTTGGCCAACAATAAACTCAGCACCGCAATGATTCAAGTACCCCTTATCTTGTCCGTATTTGTCTGTTACGATAAAATCCAACTTGGAGTCCCCCTTTCATTGAAAAGAATGATATCGAACCCAAAAGCTCCACTCCATGACACAATGCTCCTTCCTGCAGGTATTTTCTTCCATATATCACTTTCTGTATTTCTTGTACCAAATATATCCTCTGTAGTACCATCTGATTTTACTTTTATTATTTTCCTGTCCTTTGCATATCTCGTGCTCGAATCAATCACCGCATACTCTCCCTCATACAGCGTTGTTCGGAGCTCGTATACATGATTCGCAATCCTGATAAGCGGATTGATGCATGGACCATAAATAATCATTTTAAAACCACTTGCGATGTAGTGATCGTTTTGGATATATTGCATGTTTCTTACTTTTGCATATTCATAAGGATGATCAAATGGATATTCCAACCACGGAGATGTCTCGCCGCCCTGTGACTGCTTCAAAAATTGGAAATGTTGTTCTGTTATCCAGTACGGATAATCACTTTTTAGAATCAATTCATTCCCGATTCCGTTCAAATCATTAATCCACCGTGATTTGCTCGTTCCGGTAATCCAACACTTTAAATAGCTTTTTCCAACATATAGTTTCCCAGGTGTAACATTTACGATATCTTTCTCTGCTATATTCTCCAAATGCTCAATTGCACTGCAAAACTCTTCTTGATCAGCTGCGCTGATATCAATACTCAGTGTTTTATCTGTTACCTTCCGTTCAAATTCTTGTATTCGATTATTTTCTTCAACAACATCATAATCGCCGTCAAAAATACTTCCGCCTACAATTTTATACGGGAGCTGGCAGAAATCTATCTTTTCATTCTGACTCCCCATATAATAAATACCGTGCATCACTTCACATCCTTTACTAATCTACCAAATACTCGCTCATCACACTTAAATGCGACTTCTGAGCGTATCAGTGCATCTGCAACGGAATTGCCAAGTCTTACATAATCAATTGACGTACCGCCTTGTACATTTACATTCACACTGTCACTTCTGAGACTTCCACTCATTGCAACCATTCCTTCGAGCCCTCCGAGCGATCTAAGTAAGTTTGCTTCTTCTTTGGTCAATACCCATTCTCCCTCGTCCAAAAACGCCGGGAAGAAATCGCTCGGCACGTAATCCATACCGACCTTAAGGCGCGGAATTTTAGGGATATTAAACCCTTTGCACCTACTCCCGGAACCCAATCCGGAATCTTTATATTGTTCAAACCACCTAGAAATCCATTGATTCCATCGATAATAAAATTTAGTGGAGATTTGAAAATATTTCCTAATCCATCCACAATACTTTTGAAAATATCTTTCACATTTTCCCATGCTGCCTTCCAGTTTCCAGTAAATACATTTTTAATAAAATCAATAATGTTCCTAAAAATATTCGTGATATTTCCAATATTATTTTTTGCTGTCTTTAGCATTCCGTCCAGCGCTCCCGAAAAAGCCGGAACTAAAAGCCCAGTGACGAGTGAAATAAAAGGACTAATCACATTATCCATTAAAAATAAAAATGCATCCATTAGTGGCTGTAATGCCTGTTGTATTAGATTCAAAATAGGTGTCAACAACTCTGCAAACAAAGAAATCAGAGGTCCTAATAATCCTGTCAATATCGGTAACACAGAGTCAATCAATGTCGAGAGTACAGGTAATAAAGCCTCACCGAGTGGAATTAAAAGAACTTCTATATTTCGTTTTAATTCCTCGAACATCGAACCCAAATCATCGTATTTCACGTCTTTGATTTGATTCATTGCATCAGATGTTTGATATACACCATCTTGAATATCTGATAAAGCAGTCACTGCCTCCGGTCCTAAGTCCTCCCACATTGTACCGAACAAATCAACACCAGCTGTATTCTGAGCGATTGGATCTTCCATTGCGGCTAACGCATCTATTGTTTGATAAAATGCTTCCTTTGCAGACTCCCCTCCCGCCGAAAACTTAGACGCCATTTCATCCGCATTCATTCCAATCAGTTCAAATCCCTGTTTCGTTGTGTCCGAACCATCTATCACACGAATAGACATCTCTTTTACAGCATCTCCGATCTTATCAAGATTAAATGCTCCCGATGACGCACCCGACTCAAATATCTTAAACATGTCTTCTGCGCCCATACCGATTTTCGCAAATTGAACCGAATACTCATTAATACTGTCAAGAAATTCTCCTGAATAATCAAGCCCATTTTGTGCCCCTGTAGCAATCATGTTCATTGCTTCTTCACCAGAGATTCCAAATTGTTCCATCATTGTGTTTGCTGCTCGCGTTGATTCTGCAACATCATACTCAAACGTATCTCTCAGTGCAAAAGCTGATTCTGTCACATTTTGCAAACTCGAATTATCCAGTAATGCCATATTGGTTTTTACAGTTGCCATTGCATTTGATATATCTTCAAAAGACTCTCCGTAGTTATTCTTATAGATGTCTTCCAGTATCCCTTGATATTTGTCTGTATTATCAATAACCTCTTTTGTACCATCAGCCAATGTTATCATCTGTTCTTTTGCTATTCCTGTAGATGCAAAAAAATCGTTCATTGCGCCTTTCATGTCATTTGCAGCTCCAACTGACAGTACACCCATACCTGCAGCGGCGGCTCCTACACCAATTGCGGCGGCGGCTGTTCCTGACAAACCTGATGTCAATTCTCCAATTTTTCCAATAAGCGGGATTGAACTATCAGCAGCATCAGAAAGGGATGATTTTAATACACTTCCTATGTTTCCTAATGCATTATCATTTATTTTCTCTTCTACTTTATCAGCTACATCTCCAAGTCCTTCGATACTTTCTTCAGCATCTGATACATCTGCATTTACGTCCACGTCAATTGCTTTATCTTTGCTTACGCCCTTTATTTTTGACTCTGCTTTTCCAGTATTTGCATCAACGTCTATTGTCTGATTGTTAATATCTATTTTGTCTAAGGATTTTTTGATGTCTTCTCCGGCTTCTTCCCAAGCATCAGCCATTTTGTCGGCTGACTCCTCGGAATTTTTCACTACTTTATCCGCTTCTTCTTTTAACTTTTCTGTTTTCTTTTTCTCTGTCTTAACAATCTCATCAGCACTCTTTCCAACTGCTTTCTCAACTTTCTTATTTGCTTCATTTATATCCGATTCAAGCTTACTGTCGTCCGCTCGAAGTTCGTATGTTACATCACCCTTTGACAATTTCATCACCTGCCTTTAATGTTTCGCCATCCCTTCCAGTGTACTGAACAACAGATCAAGACCACTCTGTCCACCACCACCTTTAATCGGTAACGCATAGTAAGATTTCAGTTCTTGAATTTCCTGTATCTGCTTTTGATTTTTCCCATTGAATTGCGGAATTTCCATTTCGCGGATGTGCATTACCTGTTTGATTTTTGTATCTGCTCCCAATCCATTGAATAGCCACAAGAATTTTCTCCACTGAAGTTTTCCCTGTTGTTCAATCAGGTCAATACCATATTCCTGCATAAAAGACGCATAAATATAATCACCGTCCTCTTCGAAATCCAACACCGGGAGTGCTGATTTTTTCGTTTGCGGTCGCTTTTTAACATTGATGCATTTCTTATAAATTTCCTCTAAAAGATATATCTTTTCTGTTGGAGTATATTTCTTTAGATTCCAATCATTTTTTACCAACATTTTCAAAGCGCAGTTAATCTTTTCAAAATCTGTCAGCTCTGACTCTCTGTACAAATTCTGTATTTCGAGCACAACATCAAACGCCGGATTTACAATGAGTTTTCCTTTGCTTGTACGTATCAAATTATTTTGCACTTCCGTTCACTTTTTCCATCCTTTCAAAATCGCACGACTTTGTTTTCGATTGTACTTGTTAAGTATTTCTTTCTTATTTTCTTGTGTGATTCGCCTCAAGTCCGGAATCACAACAGTTGTAATAAATGGCGCTACTTCAGAAATCATATCGGTATATCTTCCATTATAAAAATCAAGAATAGTCTTGGTATCATCTGATCCAAAAACAGCCTCTATCAAATCAACCGATGCCTTTCCGAGCATCTCATACGCTTTTCCGATTTCTTCGTTTCCATCCAAATTCCCGTTCTGCATCGCCCCTTCAAGCTTCGACAACTCATTCTTCGTTCTTACAAGAGCGATATATTTCTGATTTAATTTTTCGATACAGCTTCCTGGATCCAGCGCAACCAACAATCTGTGCGCAACATTCCCTTTTTCATCCACAAGTTCAAAATCCTGTGTGTACGCTGCTTTTCTTTTCGCCTGATATGCCATTGTCTCCTTCTCCTCTCGAATAATTTAAAAAGAGTGGCAATCTGCCACCCTTATTCTGTCGTTCCAATAACTGGTCTGCCGTTTCCGTGAATAGTAACCGTCAACGCATTCACCGCTCCGGAATCTCCATATGCCGGAGTAATGTTCGCAAGCGTAACAGGCCAAATAATCACTTTCTTACCTTTCTGCAACTTCAAATGACTCTTCCTTGCGTTTCCGAGCTCAAACATCACCTTATCACTTAAAATATAATCACACGCTTTATCTCCAGGTTTCACAGCTCCAGTCAGTGTGAGTGTCAGCTGCGCTCCAATAACTTCTGTGCTTCCCCAGCCTTTATCTGCGTAATAAGTTGCCTGATGTAACGCCTCATTCAAAGATTGACTCATATTTGTAGTCAATGCTGCCAAAGACGCCCACGTAGCGGTCGGAGACGACGGCTCCGCCACATTGATAAAGGCTTCCGTCTCATAATTAAGCTCCGGAGTAATTGTATTATCCGGAAGTTCCGGCTCTGCAAATCTCTGTAAATCTAATCTTTTCACTTCAATTTCCTCCTTAATAAAATATTTTACAGTTCAGGATGCACGAGAAGTTGTAAACCCCGTCCTCATCCCGACCTATTTTGTTTGGTTCTTTTGCGATTTCCGTATCCAGCCAAACGAATGTCCCGCCTTTCGGATACGTTTTCAATCGTTGCAAGTAGTTACAAATACTGCACAACTGTTCTAATCCTACCTTTTGGTCTTTGTTTCTGCACAAAAAAAGCACTGGGATCGTTTTCTCCATGCTTTTGTCATAATACATACTATTTCCAAACCCTTCTCCGAGCTCAGCGTAAATGCCACCGCTTGGATTCAATTCTTTCAAAGATATTGTTGTCCCAAGATTACAATGTTTCTCTGCTGTCTCGACTAATAAATCAAGCAATTCAGTCTGTGGCGTCATTTTTGCATCTCCCTCCTTATCGCTGCCTGATATACCTTTTTCCATTCTTCTCCGTGCACTTCTTTTGCGTACTTCGCCCATTCTTCACGGGCAAGGGCAGATGTAAACGTAAGTTTCTCAGGTCCATATGTACGATTCCCGGCATTTCCATACATGACATCGCCGTTCCAAAGATACTGCGCATACGGAGTAGACCACCGCATTGTTAATTTCCCGTCTGTTGCAGTCTTGTCACTGTTCGTCAGGCCACTGTTTTCAAGTGTACGCTGATCTTTTGGTACATATTGACTAATATCCTGCAATGCCTGATTTCCCATAACAGTCAACGCTTTATTTGATGCTGCTTTCATAAGCGCTAATGCCTTCGCTTTATCAAATGTCACTCGTGTATTGATTTTAGCCATGTCGTATCATTCCCAACTCATAATGATGCAATTTGCGCTCATCATACAGCGGTTCGATTACCTGTACCTTAAACTTCTCATCATTAAAAATAATAATGTCGTCCGTTTTGAATACTACGCCTCTCGGACTGCTATTCTTGCAGTCATAAAACAGCGTTGCCGCAAGTTGCACTTCTGCATTGTTTTTATCTCGCACTACCTTTGTAGATGGCTCAAGCCGCACGTTTTTTATTGTCCTTTTATTAGTTATCTGTTCTGTCCCCCAACGGTCAGCATCTTTTGCTTTAGCATGCGTAACCGTGTGAATCAGCAAGCTTTTCGGTATCGCTCTAATAGCAACCACCCCCTCTGTATAAAAGACCAGTAGGAGCTAAGATACGGACGGCTCTCGGTGCATATATGGACTGTTCTGTGCTTCCGTTTGCACCGGACACCTTGGTGAAGTTAAACTTCCCAAGACCGGCACTCTGCAAATCTACACCGTTGTCCATATCAGCTCCACCGTTGGCGTCTAAATACTCAATCTGTGCACAAACAGCCATCTTTACCCTGTCCTGTACGCATTCCGGCATTGCAAGGATTGTAACCGGAGTCACCTTGTACATTGTCATCTCCTCGATGATTCCTCCTGCACGCTCGCACAAAGATTGGAAGTCTTCGTCCTCGACTTCCATCCCATTGTATATGCTTGCATAATAATTAATGTCCACGTACGGCATTAGACCGCCTCCTTGTTACGCTGCTTTTTTTTTGACTGTTACAGTTTCCGGTCTAGAAACCGTCATTCCATACACACGGCGTCCTTGTACTGCAGATGCTCCAATGTGCTTTCCATCCTTTAGATCATTCACAGTAACCGGCACCATCCATTCATCTACGAAATGGCAGAATACATTGTTCCCGATTACATACTCAACATTTGCAGAATCCGGAATATTGTTTGTTTCGTACACATTCAGACCGTTAATTCTTCCAACACGACCGTTCTGAACCACATTATCTCCGAGATCAGATGCCTTGATAAACTCCGGAGACTTCAACAGCATTGCATATGTTTCATTTGTTACAGCAAGCCACATCTCAGTCGGATTCAGCCCTTTTTTCTTTAATGCTGCAACTTCATCTATAATGGATTCATAAATTGTGTCCTTTGTAAGTGCTGTCGTGTTCTTGGAAGCAGTGCCTTTTGTTGTAAGCAGCGTAATCAAATCAGAGTCAAAAGAAACACCCATTGCGTAACCGGCAGAATTCAAACGGTTTGCGACTAGATTATCCGGAACAGATGCTGCATCATATCCGTCCACCAGTTCATTCACATATTTGTCCTTGTCAATTTGCAACGTCTGATAAGTAGTAGAACCTGTTTTCAGTTCGCCACCATTCGTTTTGTCATAATCATCAACTTCTACCTCTACATCTCTTACCGGAATCTTTACCGCCCCGGCAGTAGGTGTTCCTTCATACTCTCTGTTAAACAGACTTGCAAAAATCATAGTCTTTCTTAACTTTGCAAGCACAAGACTAGAGTATCTCTCCTGTGGTGTATGCGCAAATAACTGTAAATCCATGCGCAATTTTATTTTCATATATTTTTTGTTATGCATAATAATCCTCCTATTTTAAATCCGGGTTCAGCTCGTAGAATCTCTTTTCAACACCAGTCATTTTCTTCGGTATTCTTCCGTTCTGTCTCTGTCCCCACGATTTTCCTTTTGTTTCGTCCTCATCCTCGTACGGGTCCGCAGAACCCTTTTTGAACTGAGGGTATTTCTTCACTACTTTTTCAATCGCATCTTCGAGATCAAGGTCTTCATCCGCTGCCATATATGCTCTAGCCAATGCAGTCACATCGTCAACTGCGTCTTTCGATACGCCTGCTTCATAACAAGCACACCTAACCTCCAACCTCGATGCTTTATCAATGGCCTCGCGCTTTTCCCTGTCGTCTTCGCCATCTTCTCCGGATTCCTCCTGTCCGTCAGTTTTTTTCGTAGACTTTTTCTGATGTTCTCTCTGCCATTTTCTTTTTTCTCTGGCAAGACGTTTCTTCACAGCCTCGTCCACCTCTTCCTGAGTAAATCTTCTTTCCTCTTCGCCGTCTTCGTCCGACTCATCATCGTCCTGGTCGTCACCATCTCCGGAATCGTCTCCGTCAGAACCATCTTCGTCCTCTCCTGCAAACAATTGCAAATCGAGTGTCTGGTATTTCTTTTTCATATTCATGTACTTCATTCTTGGTACCTTCCTTTCTTTTAGCCGTTTAACGCCCGTTCGGCGGCCATATCAATGTATCTGTACGTATTCTTCGCCATAAGATTCTTGGATGTCACTTACGGCAATAAAAAAAGAATCCATCAGCAACTGTCCTCGTTCTGAAAGATTCTCGTATTCAAGTTTAATGTGTCCATCCTCTACTTCTACAGATATCTCATTCTCTGTAAAAGCACATAGCGAACGAATTAATCCCTGTGCTAGTGCAGACACAGCAGCACACACAATGTCTTTTCCCTTTTCCGCATATCCAGCATGACCATCTATCGTCAAACTGTTTTCACGAACTTTTACTACAATCAAATATATCACCCCTTTCAATTTTGATATTCCATCCTCTATGCGATAGACAAATTTTATCGAATAATAATTAATGCGGGTAGTCAGCCACTTTGGCGCCAGCGTATCCGCATCTTTTGTTACTGTATAATATTGTTTCATAGGCACCCACCTTAAAAATGAGTATAAAAATACCACAGACCTTTTCGGCCTGCGGTATTAGTAATTATGCCATTTACACTTTTTACAAATTTTTTCCCATTCTGATTTCTTTTTAAACCTTTCCGGTACGCTGTCTTTCTTCAACATTCCGTCAACAGCATCTGAATTTTCTATGCAATCGATATTTTTAATTTCTGCATCCACCAACGGACACATTACATGATCAGGACCGTTCACGTTTTAACACCTCCATTGCTTTTCTTGTAGCATCGTCATATTGTTCTTTCTTAAATGCCGTTCTTATATGTCTTTTCTCATTATCCACATAAGCTGCTCCATCATCACTGAAATAATTGGTATATTTTCCATTCCACTTTGTCACAGAAAATCTTGCATTTTTAATATACTCTTTTGCTTCTTTTTCTGTCACTTCGTGTTGTCTTTCTCCATTAATATGCGTATCATCAAAGGACAGCTCTTTTGTATCCGGAATGTTAGGCTTCAGATTTATCTCTCCTCTCATCCCAGCCTCTTTCATCTCTGATATTATCTTATCATTTTTCGCTTTTTCTGCAAGCTCTTTCTGATACTTTTTATTATTTTCAATAGCATGAGTCGATATCCTCTTATCAAAACCAACTACCTGTTCCCGATCGCGCCTGCGATGTAACTTCCTGTGATCATCTACATAGTCCTTTAACCGCTTCTCTTTTATCTTTAACTCTACAGATGCAGATTTAAAAGCTTCCTCGCAGCCTAGCTCCTCATACAGCATACACTCTCGCTTCTGTTTCCTTACATCACGTTCAAGTGCCCTCTGTACTTGTGTCTGCTTGTACAACCGATTATTTGCATCTAAATCATCTGTCGGGAAGTGTCTCTGAATATTCACGCCTGGAACGAATGGAAACTTATGATGCCCACAGTTTATACCAAGGATTCCATCAGGTTCACCATAGCTGGAGGAATTCCACGGATAAAATTTAATCTTACGTCCATTCAGATCTTCCGTGGTTCCGCTTGTGTTGTCTAAAGAAAAGATTTTTCCTTGGTCTTTTGCGCATTTCGGGCGTGCTCCTGAATGACTGTCAATCTGAATCAGATTCACTCCCATATCTTCACACCGAGCCGTCTGTACTTCATTTGCCACGCTGCCGGACGTTGTTCGCATACACATATTAACATATGCCTCCGGTGTCCAATTTCTTCCGCTTTTATCGACAAATCCTGCGATTCCTCTTTCGTTGAATTGGCGAATCGTCTTTCGAAGTGCCTGTTGCCTCGATTCTGCTCCTGTGATTACCGCAGAAGTGTTATTGTTCATAATTTTAATTGCTTCTTCTGCCGTATTCTGTACAAGGCCCTTGAACGCTTCCTGTGCTTTATGCAGCATCGTTATGTTTGTGAGATTTAGAGAATCTTTTGCCTGCTTCTGCAAGTTCTTCATAACCTGTTTTACATTTTTGCTTTTATTAGCCTCGACAACCGAATCAATCAGCCCTTGTCTAGCCATGTAGCGAAATCCAGGTTCCGTCATTTTAACTGCCTCTTCTGCGACTTCGTTCAGCATCCGTTCAGCTACTGTCTGACTGATACCGGACATCTGAGCAATAATCTTGATGTTTTCTTTGTTAAGCTTCCCAATCTCCGCAAGTTTTTGCATGAGCCATTGATCAGTGTCGATAGGCTTTTTCCAATCGCGTAGATGACGAGCGATATTCTGCATGATCTGTGCTTCGAGATCTATGTATACACTATCTATCGTCTCCGCTTCCTGTTGATTCTTCAGAAGATTCATCTTCTACCTCACCTTCTTCCTGATCCGGATCATTAGATTCATCTTCTACCTCACCCATATCTGTCCAGTCCACATCTTGTCCAGTAATTTGATTATCTCCGGCGATGCGTTCCAATTCTTTCTCGGCTTCCTTTTCATCGCATTTGTTAATCTCCATAATCGCGGTTAATTTCGAGCGAAGTCCCGACTGCACAAGCTTGATATTCTTATCAATCGTTGTGTTTGTATCCTCTATGATGGAATCATCAAAATCCACGGTGGCATCTACTTCGTGCCCAGTATCCAAAAACGCAACAGCAGCAACCATGTTTACAAGTGCTGTGTTAATCACAATTGCATTTTTTTGTCTGTTCTGGTATAGATCTGATTTATCTGAGATAACCTCAGTAGCTGTCTTGACTCCGGAAGAATCAAATTGATAACGCCCAGTTCCAAGTCCCGTCTTCAAACTTAAAATATCAAGGCTGCGCTGGATTCCGAGTTCATGTTCCTGTGATCGTATTGTCATATCTACTTCTGTGAGCTTTAGATCGCTCTCTCTGTCTCCTGGCATCTGATAATAAACAGAGTCAGATGGATCGAACGCTGGTGCTGCAACTCCATCCTGTTGCATTTGGATTCTTGCAGCTGCAATCGGAACAAGAATACGTTTTCTACCCAAAACAAACTCATTGACGTAGGAATCATAAATCAGGTCGCACCCCTTGAGCTGGTTGATACTGTTAGCATAAACAGATATACCAAGCGGGCTGTCTAAGTCAATATTGTTACAAATATTCGGCACAATAATTTGAAACAGAGGCTTGTCATATCCTGTAGGAATCAATGACAGTACCCCCTCCGGAGGTTCAAGCTCTTTATTTTCCTTTCGGTCAATATATTTGTTTTCAATGTAATATAAGTCTTCATCTTCTCCGTCTTCCGGATTCCCTTTTCTGTGTATCTGCAGATAAATCACTTCGTTGCCATTTATTACCCGGATGCTGCCAAACGCACACTCCGTAATATCCCCGTTATCCCATGACAGTGGATAAATCATATCGGCGCGGATATAATCGATAATTACGTCATCGCCGTCTAAATACTCCACAAACGCTCCTGTCCCAAGCGCAAATGCAATCTCAATCAGTTGATTCGCCCGAACGATAAAATTATTATTACTTAGGATTTCCTGTAATCGCTCTTCATAGTTTCCTGCTTTGATTGCCACTTTCTCATTCAATAGTAAATTTGCCCAGTCTTCACAAACTTTCTTCGCCATTCCCATCGTGTAACGCTTATGCTCTGTTGTCACGGAACCGTTAAAAACCTTATATTTGTGAAACTTCTCCACATCACCCTGATACCATTCGAGCCATTCATCAATATGACTATATGTCTCGTCCGATGCTGTATTATACTTATTTTCTGCCAAATACTGGCGTATTTCATTACCCATATTCCACTCCCCTATGCAACAATATACAGGATATCTCCCTGTATACTTTCTGTGCTGTATTCTGTACTGTCTAAGCTGTCCACATTCATAAGTCCGTCATCAAGACGCACGTCCATGTTCTTTTTCTTATCATCGTAACAAGCATTCTCAAAGGCTTCTATGATGTGCTTGCAATGGCTCATTATTTTCCATCTGTTCTGTGCAATCAGACTATTATAAAATGCGATACGGTCATTGATAGAACCCTTTATGGCGTTCTTAATCTCAATACCGACACGTGCCTGTACACACGCCATTTCCAATCCGGCAATAAGTGTCTGCTCAGCGCTATCACAGTAAGCTTCGTATACTTTATATTTGCTTTGAGCGCGCCTTACAAAATCTATGAAATCATCCTGAAGCTGTTTCGGATTAATCCGCTTCTTGCAATAATACTCATCCAGTACAACCACTTGCTTATATCCCCTTGTAAATCCTGTGAGGGTAAAAGAATGAGCCGACTTCGTTCCACCGAAATCGACTCCGATTGTCGCATATATGATTTCGTTCTCTTCCATCCATTTCGGATCCACAAGATATTGTTTCACATTATCCGCAAATTGCTGATAAATCAATCCGTCTGCAGCAACCCACAATCCAAGGATAAAGCGCTTGTAGAATACACTTCCTGTACTCCACGCTCTGCGATATGCTTCCTTTCGATCAACGGATAATGTCAGGTTATCGTCCATCACAAAGTGCAGCCTGTAAACGCGCTTCTCTGTTGCCTTATCTATGAATTCCTTTTTGATGTAAGCATGAGGTCCTTCTGGGTTACAGTTCATCCAGACCTTCCATCCATCTACAGAACATCGACCAATAGCCTGGTCAATGAAACTTCTTGGGAAAAGAGCTGCTTCATCAAGATATGCTCCGGCAGCCGTCAAGCCCTGCAATGCATCCTGTGCAGCTTCGGTATTGGCTCCATATAAGTAATACACATTACTGCCGATCTCTATCCTCGCATCGGTTCCAGAACGGATATAGGTGTAAGACCAGCCCCATGCTTCCAGTATCTGCAATATAGGCCTGACCACATTCTTCTTTAATGCGCCCATCGTCTTCCCTGCAAGGATAAATGATTCTCCCTCGAACATCTCTTGCGACCATGTAAGAAAGCCAATGATACAGGCTATCGTTTTCCCTGATCGAATGGATCCATCTGCAATCACAAAGTCGTTCTCAGAAGATACAAGCCCAGGCCTCCACCAATGAATAAGTCTTTGCTGTTGCTTTGAAAATGGTTTGAACTTAAACTTATTCGGCCTTCTCTTCGCTTTCATTCTCACCATCTCCTACATTGTCAAACAGTTCTTCCAAATCCTCCTGCGCGGGTCGCATCGCTTTCAAGAAGTTCTGTATGTTTTCATCATTGCTATCATCGTTTCCAACTTCAAGATCACGGGCTCTCTTCGCACGTTCTGTTCGGATCCGTTGCTCTTCATCGTCTCTTTCCGTCTGATTGCTTTGTCCTGCATACTTAGCAATAGCTTCATACGCTTTCACATTCCCAGCAAGCCCCTCTTTTATCATTGCCATATTTAAAGCCGATTCTAAAGTACACTCAACACCAAGCGCATCTAGAACCGGCTTCCACTCTTCACTATCTATTTCAGCGGTAAGCAGCATATTAAGTGTCTTCCGGAAGTCTGCTTTCCTTCGCCTTGCTTCTCCACTTGCTTTACCACCTTTTATTGCAATCTCCCGTAGTTCCCCCGTGGTTCGATTGTCAAATCCTTTCCCTTTTATGTTTTCATAACCCGCCACTTCACCACCTTCCAATCTTTCATCTTTTATATCTGGATACAGCAGGATTCGAACCCGCGACCTTCCGCTTATGAGGCGGTTGCTCTTACCAACTGAGCTATGTATCCGTATTTGGGTATTAGAAAAGACGCCCTAATGGACGCCTTACATTTGTCTCATCTTCACATCAACTGCCTCTTTCCTGACATTGTGATGCTGGTTCTGATTCTCCGGCTTTACCTTCTCGGTAATGCTGTTGAATTCTTCATTGCTTTTCTTCCTGTTTAACTTCTCTTGGTTCTTCTTATCCATTTTCTCACCTCGGATATAGTATGTGAGGAATAGGATGTTTTATGTATTGGAAAAGCACCCCGGAGGGTGCCTTTAATCTTTCTTCTGATTTTTTGTCATTGCTTCCTCAAAGTTTTTTTTCTTTTTCTCAATTTCATCTATGTCACATCCATATATTTTCTGAATTAAAAAATATACACCTTTTGTTGCCCTAAGGAAATGAACCAACCCAACAAATATACATATAATCTCGCCTACAAATAATAGTTCTTTGATTGTAAAATATTTATTTTCTTTATTAACAAAATCTGCAACTCCGATTATAAACAATAGTGAAATTAACGCCGATATTCCAAACCATATGATGCTATTTACAATTCTACGGCTCTTATCTGTAACAATAGTCGTGTTCTTTATTTTTTCCACCATTTTTTCAGAAAATAGTCCCGATAAAAGTCCTAATACAGTAAATGAAAATCCAGCTAAGACAGAAGCTATTGTAAATAAGTTAAACTGATATTCTAGCATTTTATCAGTATCCGGCATCTTTAAAAAATATACTTTATGATTTGTAACAGTCATGATAATAATTATAAATACAACAATAATATTTATCCCATATTTTTTCCTCATTACAAATCACCTCATCTTCATTTATCGATTAACTATCGTTTTTAGTATAACTTTGTTTTCCATATATGCATTTACAATATTTTGTTTATATAGTTCCACTAACTCTTCTACCGTATAATAAACTCTTTCATAATCAACTATATGATAATCAGATATTTCAATTGGATAGCTGAAATTATCCTCGAAAAAATTATAATCTCTTAATTTTTCTTTTTTATCTTTCGCTTTCATTTTTGCTTTATTATACAATGGTAAATTTGATAATATGCGATTTATAATTCCCTGAGATTCTTCTGTCCCAAATGTTATTACACTTCTAGGAATACCTTTTACTGTAATATCCAAATTTATATTTCTTTTAAATATTACGTCAAGCAGTTCCTTTTCTTTCCAACCAAAAAGATGCTCTAATGTTTCAGCGCTTGGAAGAGGAATCTCTATCTCTATTTGAGATATTTGTGGATCTTCTCCATAATAAATTGCATTTATCGCATGATTATTTGGAATGGGAATAAATTCCGCTGTTATATCACGCTGATATCTTTCAAAAACATTTTTTAATACATTTAATCCAGGGGCTCCTTTTGAAGTTACTATTGAAAAAATACCTGTGTCATATTCTAAACTACCGAATGTATATTGTTCAATTCCTTGATTCTTTTCACTTCCAACCGGAAGAACATCTGCTTTTTTAAATGTTTTATATTCTCTTCGTATAAGACTATTGTTTGGTTTCTGTTTACTCAACCTAAAAAATAATCTATCTCCCTTATAAGTAAATATATCCCATACAACATGCAATGGTTCCGTTAGAGATGATACATCCAAAGAATAATATTCGTCATTTTTATGTGCTTCTCTTTCAATTACATTATTCAATATGTCCTTTAGTTTAGAATATCTAATTTCTGTTTCGTCCCTGTTAAATATTGATACTTTATAAAAATATACTTTTTTTGTTGACATGCCTTCTTCCTCCACACACACTTACATCACAAACTATATGAATATGATACAAGATTTTTCGACACTAATCAACATATTATGATGTATTTCGTGTATGGAATAAATTTATTATAGAACATTTGTTCTATTTTGTCTATTGACAAAATCCACAAAAAAGACACCTCACAATCTGCAAGATGTCTTTCTCATATAAGTGTTTTGTGGAGAAATAATTCTCCGAGCCGATTGCTGTTCGCCTATTGGCTCTATTGTTATTATACATGTGCTTTCTGTGCTTTTTGTGCGTTTTTCAAATATTCATCTATTCTTCTACTTATTCTGCTTCTGTCTATATGAACTTTTTTTGATATCATGCTCTGATTAACTGGTTTGTCCCCATTTATGTAATATTGGAAGAATATTCTTCTTGTTAAGCTATCTGTGATTCTGCTTATAAAATCCTCAATCTCCTCATTTTCCTTTTCGAGATACGTTTTTCTACGCAAATCCCGGTTCTGCAGTCTCTCATACTTCTTCTGATCAAACCCTACGACTGATTGTGGCATTGGATAACCTTTGCTGTAATCAAATACAACATCATTCCCTATCATACTGTCACTCTTCCAACGATTATTCAGCATCCAGTCCAACTCTGCGATTTCTTGTCGGTTGCTCCTGTACGATGCTAACCGCTCTTTTGTCATCTCCACCGGTACCACCTCCCTTATGTATTTTTCGGATGTAATCCATTACCTCGATGCTTTGATATGCCTGACGATGAAATGCTGCACTTGCCTCGTCGGGAGGCTTACTCGTCTCCATCTCAGCATAATGACTGTTTTGCTCAATTTTCTGCTCATCGCTTGTACGTTTGCGTTTCAAATTTTCACCTACTCTCGCTCTTTTTCTCATTTTCAATGATGTGTTGAAACACAAGTCGATTCTGTATATGTGTAAATCCTATCAGATCAACCTTATCCCCTGTTATATTCTCATACAATATTTTCTGAGCCTGCAGCATTGCAATAAAGTCATCTGTCAGTTCATCATTCGAAAGCTCTAATTTTCCGAAATCGTAACTTTCTCTGTCGTCCTCTTCTTTGTAACAATCCTGTATCGCTGTCAAAAACTGTAAAACCTTATTAGCATGTTTATTCATAATTCTTTCTCCTTTTAAAAATTTTATTTTTTGTAAAAATCGCGTTAGATTTCCTCGACTTATGTGTATATATAGTAGAGGAACTTATAATATTGAGGTCGGGGCAACGGCACTTAAGACCGTGCTCCGCTGTCCTCTATATCTTTCTTCGGCTTGTACGGTTCTGGAAGTGGTTGCCATGCTATTACTTTTTTATTTACAACACATTCTTTTTCAACTTTCCATTTTCCGTCCAATGTATGCGATGTTGTAGTTTTGCGTGTACCGTCCTCTAATTCGATTGTCACATTAACTTCATCAGACACCTTTTCAAACATAGCGTTATTCCACATATGTGTTCCTTTTAATTTCGCAAACATCGACTTATGCTCTTCCGGCAATCCGTCCTCTACTGGAATCCAACCGTTATTGTCTTCATCGTTCATGTGCGAACGGATGATTTCTTCAATTTCAGTTGCTATTCCAGTAGCACCTAAAGCAAATAACACTTCATGTCCAACTACAAACTTTTTCTCGACTTCTTTTATCTCTTCCAAAATCTTCTCTAGTACGTTCATCAAACCTCACCTTTCTCTTTTAGCTGTTCCGCAGCTAATTTAAAAGCCAACATATACACATCCAAAATTCCTGTTGATCTTTTCCCGATATCTCTAACAAATTCCCATACATCGCTGAAATGTTCTGACAGTGCATCATATCCTTTTGAACCAACTCCTGTGTCATCAGAAAAATCTTCTAGTACATCTTCATAAAATTCTTCTAATTTATCTTCATCTGTTTCAAAATCAAATCTATCATGTTGAAGAATTTCTTCCATCATATCCCATTCTTCCAATAATTCCTTTAAGTCTTTTTCCGCATCTCTGGAATCATATGTATATATTCTTCTGTTATTACAATTGATTTTTTCACGAAAATAACAAACATCATTTACAAAATCTGAAAAGCCTTTAAATGTCATATTATTGTAATTTGTTGCAATAAGTTCTCCCAAATCTCCCGATATATGTAATCTGCAATAATCCTCTTCAAAGAGAAATCTGATTCTGTATTCATTACTATCAGGACGTTTGAAATCTACGATCTTGATATTGCCATAATCCGTGAATGTCGCAATATGGTTTTCAAAATGTTTTCTCTGAACTTCTAAATCAATCATCACTCCACCTCCAACAATTCAATAAAACTTTTTATATCGTATTTTCCCACATTTCTTGCATTTACACCGAAATACTCCTACTTCGTAACCACTATAATCAAAGTATGTATGCGTTGGTTTATCAGATATTTTTTCAAACTTATGAAATAAACACACCTCTATTTACACCTCCAACAGCTCTTGGTTATCAAAAATGTTTCCTTTAACATATATTTCCTCTTCTTGTATGATCGACCATAAATCCCATTTTCTTCCTTTAAATATTGGCTCATCTGTTTTGACATATTCACAAGAAAAATTGCTGTATTTTTTACTCCAATATACTCTGTAACAATTTACATCGTCTTCAATAATATCATTCTCCCAAATCTTCTGACCGTTCTTGTCGGTCAAACCTGTGTACTGGCAGATGGTATTCCCATCACATCTAAATAATTGGTCTTTAAAATCGCTTATCAAAACTACGTCAGCATGTCTTGTATGTAATAAGTCTCCTTCCACCCATCCTCCATTATCTTTTCTCTTTGCTCTAAAAAGGATTTCTCTCATATCAAACGCTCCAATCTAATCTCTGTCCACAGTGGTAACAAAAATCTGCAACTCCCGTTCCCGTAAAGTTTCCACCGCAATTCGGACAACGATATGAATCCGTGTATCTAATTCCTGTCTCATCTGTTGTTTTAATCGGTTTCTTCGCCGTATCACGTTCTTTTAACTGCTGCACCTGCTCCGGATCCAAACCTGTATCTTCGTATTCCGCCAGTCGTTGTACAAGTTCCTCTTTCTTATTCGGAGACCAGTATCCCTCTTTTATTCCATTATTCCGCTTATGTGTTAATCTACTCATCCTCAATCCTCCTCTTCCGTATTTCTACAATCTTCTTAAATCGCTCCCTGTTCCCCATATTCCGACTATTCTGATTCACCATACAGCATACCTCTGTCCATTCTGCTGCGAATTTCTCATAGTCTTCGAGGGAGTCGAATCTGCCTTTTAATAATTCCGTTCGCATCATTTATCCTGTCCTTCTTTCTAGGTGTTTTTCATGCATCGCATTCACTACCTTTGCCAGTTCCCAATTAATGCCCTCGCACACATTGCTCATTAAGACACTGTCTTTATTCTGTACAAGCAATTGCTGGCATCTTTCCGAGTAAGCATTAACATCATGATCTCTTGTGTATTGCCGGAACGAATTCCAACATGCATTATATAGCGTCTTTATTCTCTCATCTAATTCATCTATGTCCACATTTATCCACCTTTCGTTACAGAAGATACAAAAATCTTATTCCAGTTACATTTTTTTGTATCCGCTGAATCCCTTGTATTTACTGCGTTTGTAAGCGTTTTTACATCTAGGTTACAAAGTTACAAGCACTTTTCCTATATAGAACACCCTCGGTGTATGGATTCCATTCACACTTTTTCTCTAATATATAGTGTAAAAAAGCCGTGTAACTCGTGTAACTTGTAACCGCTTATTAAAACGGCAGCTCTTCCCGTCCCTCGTCAACAGGCTTAAATCCGTCATTATCCATGCTTTCATCTATCTTCAACCACACGCATCTCGCAGCCGTTCCATTGATTTTTTTAACCTTCGTCTGCTGTCCTCCCTGTGTCTGAATCAAGCATTTCTTATCTGCCCATGATAAGAATGATTTCTTTGAAAATCCGCCTTCTCTACATATTTGATCGAATGCAGAGTTATAAAAAATTGCATATCCACCGTCTATCACTCCCCATTTCTCACAATTTGTCACAGTATCAAAGCGCTGGTTGTTCATTCCAACTTTGTCTTGTATAAAATGATAACACCTTTCATTGTCTGAAAGCTCATTTCGGTCTATTAGAACCTTTTTTGCATCTTCTATTGAAATGTATTGTCCGTCCTCAAAAATGTATTCTGTGGCGATTTTATCCGCCGTAAGGACAATTGCAAGTGACAGACTTTGTTTCTGCATTTTGTCGGTATTAAACAGCTTCTTTTGAAACTCTGCTTGTATTTCCCTAATGCGGTCTACTCCAAGATTCCTGATAATCTCAATGAATCTCTTGCCTGCAAACCCATAATTTTTCTTTACAATGTCAGCCGTTTTCTGTGGATTTTCATATACTTTTTCTCCACACTCTACCTCAAGGATCCTGTTGATTGCACCGCCTTGATTGACGTAGCTGTTCAAAGGTCGCTCACCATTGCAGATCATAACGTTTCGCCAACGGTTTTCCCGATTAATTCCAAGGTCCTTATTGGAACGGCTCTTCCCCTTTCCGGAACAGAGGTCATAAACAATTCCCTCAAAATTGTCTCTGATCCGCGCTGATGTTTTACTTGTATCATCTAAAAACATAGGTAAATGATTCAGCATATCCGCCTTCGCCTCCAGTGCAACGTCCGTAGTTTTAAAGTCTCCTATGTACCTGCTCTCATCAGGATTTGCCCAAACAGATGCTGCTACCATTAAAGACACTGTCTTTCCACCCTCTGTCTCGCCCCATAAGTCTACAAAAAACGGAAGTCCACCAAGTAAGTGCACAAGCACGCTCGCAAACGATGCAGCGAGAAGAAATTTCACTTCGATTCTTCCGCTTTTTCGCAACTCTTTCACGTGATCCAACCATGTCTCATAGTTTCCACGTTCCGAAACACTCTCAAACGTCTGTTTAAATCGCGAATCTCCATCGAATATAATGTCCGTGTCATAAGGGATAAACTCATTCTCTATCCAACCAAGTTTACTGGTAGAATACTGCACATCTATGTAATCATCGTTTCCATTCTCTACATCTGCAAGATATTTAACCAGTAGCTTTGCATTCTCAGAAGTAACTGCAATTCCTCTTCCTGACAATGCTACAATTTTACTTGCCGATGTGATCATAATCTTTGGAACTACAATTTCGTTCCATCTGCCGTTCCTTTTGTATGCAAGCTTTATCTGCTCTTCTCCTGTTTCAAGATTTTTTAACCGCTCTACTGGGAGAATTGGATGATAACACGCCACTTCTTCGATTCCACCGGATGTCTGAGCATATATCCCTGTGTCATTTGCAATCCAACCGCCACAAAACATGTTGTCGTACTTACCTGTAAAATTTGTGAAATTGTCAAGAGAGCACACCGCTCTTGTCTCTTTTTCCTGACGCTTCATCTCTCGATCTGCCTGATTATATCCCTTTATCATCTCATCGAAATCGGATTTAACACCAAGCGCTTTCGCCCTCCTTCCAAGCTGAACTTTTCTCTTTGAGCGTTCAATAGGGTCTTCAATTTCATACAGTTCAATGAAAACCTCATCGTCCAAAATGGAATCTGCATCCAGTTCATTCAATTCCTTCACGTCATCACCTCTTCTCCGTTTAATAATTCATGCACATACAATTGATACTGTAAGGCATTACAACAATCGCACCATACATCACTGTAGGGTTCTGATTTGTTCATATAATCCCTATAAACATCAATCAGCATATTGTTGAGTTCTTTTCTTCTTCTCAATTTTTCCTTAGCTTTTTCGCGTTGTTCTGCTTGCTTCTTTGCTTTGTAAACCGACAACCTTGAATGAAAAGTAGGTTGTTCATAAGTTCCGCCAAGACTATAAAACGCCGTCTTAAAATCACAATGATCCATCCGTTGTACGAATGAGAAAATATCTCCACTTGCTCCGCAGCCAAAACAATGATACGAATCTTTATAGATTTTCATAGACGGTTCTCGATCTCCTTTATGGAACGGACAGGGAATAAACCCCGCCCTGTTTACCCGAAAACCATAACTCTCCACTACATTCCTCATGTTATGTGATTGCTTTACTTCGTCCTTATTCATACCGTTTCTCCGAGTAGTTCAATGATTTTCTTTCCGGTATCCTTTTTCTCGCAAAATTCAAACCGGACATTATATCGGTCCCGGATTGTACAAAGAGATTTGTATAATTGATTCCCGTCCACCGCCTTGGCAGAGACAATATATTTCTCTCTCTTTCCATTCACTACTCTCCACCGGACTTCATGCTTTCGTGGATTCTTCCAAAAATAAACATCTTCCAAGCTCTGTACATCCGGTCCATGCTCAATCAAAACGATCAACTGAATATTTGCCTGCATCGCCTTGATCAGCTCTTTCTTGAAACGTTCATGTTGCTGGCAGACATTTCCGCATAACTCCTGCAGGTTTTGTTTCCTATCGATAATCAGCCGGGGATTGTCTAAAGACATATAATCCCCAACTAATAATTTGCTTGAAAAATGATTTACGCCCTGCTCATCGAATGTCTTAATAATCTTTCTGATTGCCCGGGCTTTTTCCCTGCTGTCAATCTGTATATCCACAAAAATCACTCCTAACTAAATGGCAATTCCTCATCAATTCCGTCCGGAATATTCATGAATCCATCTCCTGCAGGTGTAGCACTTGGATGATATCCATTCGTACGGTTTTTATAAGCTTGCGTTTCTGACATATCCGGTACCTGTGCATCATTCACCTTGTCTGTAGATATAAACCATCTTAGAACTCGTTTTTCAATTTCTTTGCCATTGTAATAATCCATCTGCGGTCCAAATACACCACCAATTACCTTATTCTTAAACTGCTGTTCAAAGTTGTCTCCCCACTGTACTTCCATCTTGTTGGAATGCTCCACGCAAGTGATAAATGTTTTGAATGATCTGCTACAGTTTCCTTCAGCATCTTCTGTTAAGATGTATTGAGTTGCCTGATTCGGCCACTTCTTTTCCGGTCTGATATCGTCTCTGAATGCTTTTTCAAAATATCCCGGTTGCTTATCATTCTTTGCAAAATCGAAAGATACTTTAATCATATCTTTCCCATTCTTGGACTTCATTTCCGACACTTCCTTGATTACAAGATAGTGACCTCCAAGCTCTACTGGAGTAAACTCTCCTTGTGCTTGTGTGGTTTCAAAATTGTTAGGTTTCTGCATATTAAAATTCCTCCAATGCTTTAATTACTTCTACGATGTCGTTGTCAATCTCCATCTGCTCAAATGCTCCAAGTGGAGATTTTGCCGTGCTGTTATTCGCTTGTGTCTCAAATTTATATTGTCCATCCACACATTTGCTCAAAAGGACGGTCGTAAATTTGCTTTCAAGCACAATCTTGTCCAACTTTTTGCCGGATGTCTTAATACGAGTGAACATATAGCCATTCTCGTCATGATCTGTTTGGGTGTGAGCTGTAAAAATAACAGTTAAGTCATCACGATATTCATAAGCTTCATTCACTAGATCCCAAACACATGCTGCTAAATCTACCCACTTGTCGTATCCCTTCTCCTTACTCCGCCTCATCTCGTCAGCAACCATGAGACCGTTAATCGTATCGACAACAACAACTTTAATATGCTTCCATTTTTCGACTTTATCGATTTTTTGAAGCGTTTGCTGTACAACTTGCGCAAAGTCTGTCTTAATGTAATTCTGATTTTCAGAGTTATACTGTTCTCTCCAACCTTTCCAAGACAACCCTTTTTTGTCGCAATCTATATACATTGTCGTCTTTGGATCTAAATTTCTCATACTTGTTGTTTTGCCGGATCCTGATTCTCCGGCGATGCAAATCACCTTGCTCATTTATGATTCCTCCTTGTCATAAACCACTCTGTCTACTGATTCTAAAATGATTAAACTTGCAATCTCTTTCATAGAGAGAGTGGATTCGTTGTAGATTTCCACCAAAGCATTATAAGCCTGTGGAGTCAACCGGATAATCGCTTGCTCCTCTACCATTTTCTTCTTCCTTGCTGGAATATGTATCTTTCCATCACCCATTACACGCACTCCATTTCCTGTTCTGCGTCAAAGCAAAAAGTATTTTCAACTCTGCCCTTATGGCACTTTACCTCTGTTTTATTTCCTTTATTAACAACTTCGTCAACTTCGAAATTTACGAAATTGTCATAATCTCCGTATTCGATGCGAATCACATCTCCAACAACTAATTCTTTCGCTTTCTTATTCTTCATTGTTTTTCCCCTCTACTTCCTCTATTCCTAGAATCGCCAATACTATGCCTGCGTCAACATATCCCGCTGCGTTTGCATATCGTTCTACTGCGCGAATAGTTGCAGTAGCTTCTTCTGCTGGAATATCATCATTAAATTTATATTTTGCCATTTGACTTTCCCTCTCTTCTGTTTTACAATTTAATTGTTGATTTTTGTTTGGGCACCTTGGAGCTTGCCGGCTCATGTGGGTGCTCTTTCTTATAGTAAAATTGATGCTGCTGTAATTTCTCCAGCTAAAAAACCGAGCATTGTAAGTGTTACTATCACACCGCCTGTCATAATTCTGCGGAACAACAACTCGTCACGAAACTCTTTTACCGTCAGCTGATTCTTCAATCTTCTCTGTCTTAACACATCCGAGCGTTCGAACTGCATCACCTTGATTTCTTTCACCACTACACACCTCCTACCAAAATTATCTGCCCTACAATCCCGACGACAATTATCGCCAGTACCAAAAGAGCCATTACGCAAGCTGATCTCTTTTCCTTACGCAAATATTTCTCATGTCTGTTTCGGATTCTTCTTTTCTCCCAATCAGGGAGTGCTTTTCTTCTGTTCCAGTTCAATTCCATCTTCCTCCAAAATCTTAATCAGTTCTTTCTTGAGTTCCCTCAACACACTTTCCTCGGCACTATACGGTATCGTACAGCCCTTATCTGATGCCACAAATAAACGTCTTACTGCTCTATCTACGTTCATGCTTCTTTCTCCTTTTCTTCGCCCTGTTTTTATTGCGTTTGTAACGCTGGTATTCTTTGTATGTCACAGTTCTTTCTCACCTCCCTTCAAGCCTACGAATTGCCTCTTCTCTGCTAATCTCGATATATCTTGCCACTTCGGTTATTGTAGCTTCGTATCTGTGCTTCTTCGGTCCGGTTTTAATAACTCGACCAAATTCCCAAAAACCATTTTTCATATTGTAACGAACTTTATTTTTGTCGCACCCTACTATTTTTGCGATTGCCGGTGCTTGTATGATTTCGCTCACGCTTATCACCTCCTGACTTGTATTTCTTTTTGTCATCTCCTATACTTTAAATACAGGACACTGCCATGTCCGAGTAATTATGGAAGGAGAACGCCTATGTTGAAAATTTATGCTTGTCTCGCTGGAGATTGGGTTTGCCTAAATGACGACCCTGACTGTGTAATAAGTGAATGGCATAAGTCCCCATATCTTTGGTGGAACGAAGGAGCACCTATCTACGCCCCAGATAAACGACCAGACGACTTAATGGATAGTTTCTATGGTCTGGACTATGTCCACATCTATTACAAAGGGAACGATTGGAGAATTAATCCAATTTACATCCAAATTGTGAACGGATGATATCAGACACCTTTTCAGTATCGAGCTGGATTGTTGCATCCAGCTCTTTTCTTTTCATATCAAACTGTCTGTCAACTGCAATCTTTAATTTTGTCCACTGTGCATAACTGATTCCCTCTAACGCATTTAGGTATTTCTTCCACATCCACACTCACCTCCTATCCTGCTTTCTTACTTTCGCTCAAAAATGCCGATGCAGCCATCGAAATAACTCCGTCAATTTTCCCCTGCACCCGCTCCGGGAACTTGTCCCAGTTTTCTGCAATGCGTTTGAAATCTTCTAATCTTTTCTCTTCCTGTTCCTTTGTAATGTTTGCTTTACTCATTTATCTTCACCTCTCTTTCTTTGGGTCTGCCATCATCAGAGCCGGGAGACCATCCCACGGCTGACACTTTCAAAAGCGTTTCGGCTACTTGTACACGCACAAAATATTTGATAAAATCTTTTTGCAAAATACAATTCAAGAAAGGATAATTATTATGCAAACCATTAATTTTGAACTACTCAAACCTTTTCTCACTAAAGAAAACATAACTTTATTTTTATCTATTTTAGGTGTATTAGGTTCTTTCTCTTCCTGGGTTTATATCTTCATAAAAAATCGAAAAAATATAAACTTTCAGATAGTCGGTCAACGCTATTGTGACGACAGTTCTCTTTTGATATACATGATGTTTACCAATAAATCCCGCTTACCTATTGCGATTACTAATATTGGAGTTTATATAAATAGCACCTTTTACTCTTGCATCGAAATTCCCATTGTTGCCTTAGAAGAAACAACACGTTGTAAAAATGAAATCATTTCACATCACGAATATAAGTCCCTGCCAATGCCTATTGTTATTTCTGGTCTTGGTGGTACTTCTGGTTATGTGTATTTCGAATTTCCAGAAGTAGTTTTTCAATCTGACACCACTCATTTGACTTTTCGATTGTCAACCAATCGCGGAAAGGCAATTGAAAGGAAACTGTCACTTGGACGTCATCTTGATTGATGTACTTCCGTTCATGAATTTGTATTTCATAATTTTCCATTTTATTTCCTCGCTTTCGTGTTCCTTATATTGACATTATAGTCACTTTCATTTACTTTGTCAATACATTTTTGTCACTTTACGGAACTTTTTTCTTGACTTTTACTTTCTATCCATATATAATGTAATTACAGAAAGGCGGTGAAAACATGACAGCCGGAGAAAGAGTAAAGCGAATTCGAAAAGAAAAGGATTTAACATTAGAGAAATTCGGAGAAAAAGTCGGTGTTACAAAACAGACAATAAGTAGAATTGAAAACGGAATAAATTCTTTAACAGATCAAATGGTTCTTTCTATATGCAGAGAATTCTCCGTTAACGAAGAATGGTTAAGAAACGGGACAGGAGAACCGTTCATACAGGTTACACCTTACGAAAAAACATATAACCGCTTTGGTTACATAATGGAGAACTCTTCTCCATCAAAAAAAGCAGCCCTATCAGTATTGTTAGAACTGCTTTACAACGTCCCTGACGAACAATGGGATATGATTATGAAACAATATGACGAAATTAAAAAGGAAGGCTAAATAGCCTTCCCGAAAATCCCTTGTATTAATCGATAGAGTTTGACAATTTGACTGTCTTCCATCTTATCGATTAGCTCATGCAAGTGTTTTCTAATGTCTGTTGTGTTCATGGTATGTATTCCCTCCTGCGTTTTGTGTATTGAACGCACGTTCGAAATTCCTTGTTTAAATAATACTACTCTTCGTAATTTATTTCAAGAAGTTTTTCGAACATTTGTTCTAAAAAGGGTTGCTTTATTTGCCCTTCACTATATATACACTCAACTAACGGAAATCTAACGCGGTTTTGGGGATTTGTCCCAGATGTGGGACACTTATTTATACGGGGAATCCAAAAGGTCAGAAATGTGAACTTTTAGACCTTTGGCGAGGAGTTCGAGAGTATCAGCACTGGGAGAAATTTCGTTGTTCATTATTCTTTGAATAGAGGATTTTGAAACCCCAGTCATGTTCGATACTTGACGAATTGTTAAGTTTTTACTTAGCATTATTTTATCAAGTAGTATTCTCATAACAGATTAATTTTACTATCTTATATGGTTGAGATATACAGGTAAATATTGGAAATGATATAACCGCTACGGCGTTTATATAAAGGGGTGGTTCCCCTTAGATGTGAGCGAGAAAGAGAGGAATCAAAGGTGAAAAAGAAAATTGTAGTAATGCTAATGACTTGCATGATGATTTGTAGCACTGGAGCTTGTAGTAATGGAGACACATCTTCCATCCCAAAAGATAACACTACTCAAGAGGAGCAAAAAGAAAATACTTCTAAACCAACTGACGAAGAAGATAGTGCAACAATTTCTGACTTTATGACTTGCCCTGAATTTTCTGCTGAAAAAAATACAAGCTCGATGATTGATGAAATTTCATTAACAGCTAAAGCAAATGCAGCAAGTCTGACAGATGAACAAGCCGTTGAAATCATCAACGCAATAAAAGTAGCGGATCATAAGTTCTATAATGGTCCAGAAGAAATGGAAAAATACATGTGGTACGGATATTTGCTTGATTACAAATACGACGATTCTGATCCACGTTCGGAATTAGGAACCGATTTATGTCAAGCTATAAAATATGTATATCGAAATGCTGAAACCGTTTTAGATGATGCAACTCAAGAAAATCTCCAGCAAATTGATAAAGATTTAGAAAATATCCAATAATATAAAAACCGCCCGGTACTCCAATACCGAACGGTCTTACATACACCCGAAGATGTACTCTTTATTTAGCACATATATTGTATCATCTTCACGACAGCCGTGCAATCGGAACATATTTTCGATGGCTGTTATTTTTATACCCAAAATTCAAAAGGAGATGATTTCATGCCAAGAAAAAGAAAGAAATATCCAAAATTACCAAACGGCTACGGGCAAATTCGCTATTTAGGCTCTAATCGGCGTAATCCCTACGGTGTTTATCCTCCGGCAACAGAAGAATACCCTAATGGCCAAATGAAGCCACAGAAAGCACTCTGCTACGTGCCTGACTGGCCAACAGGCTTTGCAGTCCTGACAGCCTATAGAGCTGGCACATACATACAGGGAATGGAAAAGGACATTGCTGCCATCGACAACAAGCAGAATGCAGATACTTTTATACAGGCGCTCCTTGCAAATTACAATCTAATGCAGGGAATCGAGGAAAAGCACAAGAAAGGCAAGACGTTCGGGGAAATCTTTAAAGAATACTATTTAGACAAATTTAAGCTGGAATACGGACATAGTGGAAAGAAAAAGAGCATGGAGTACAGCATGATCGCAGCTTATAAGAACTGCGCAGAACTGCATGACAGGGAATTTATATCTCTTACGAAAAATGATCTGCAAAAAATCGTGGATGAGTGCAATCTGAAACACTCCTCTCTCGAACTGATCGTAACTCTATATCATCAAATGTACCGATACGCTCTCGCAAATGATATTTGCGAAAAGGACTACTCACAATTTATTAGCATCGAAAAACCGGATGACGATGAAAATGGAGTTCCATTTTCCGCAAATGACTTAAAAATATTATGGGAAAACAAGGATGATGAAATCGTTGAGTTCCTACTGATCATGTGCTATTCCGGGTTCCGCATATCCGCCTACGAGACGTTAGAAGTTAATTTAAAGGATAATTACTTCCGTGGTGGCGTAAAGACCGCTGCCGGAAAAGATAGAATTGTTCCAATCCACTCTGCCATTCTTCCACTCGTCAAACGCCGGATGAAACGGCGCGGTAGATTAATGGAGATTGAAATTCATAAATTCAGGACGCAAATGTATAATACACTAGAACCCCTCGGAATTGAAAAACACACACCACATGACTGCCGGCACACATTTTCAGCGCTGTGTGAAAAATACGGTATAAGAGAAAATGACAGGAAGAGAATGCTTGGTCATTCCTTTAAAGATATAACAAATAAAAAATACGGCCACAGAGAATTAGCAGATCTGAGAGAGCAAATCGAAAAGATAAAAGTAGATTTGTTGTAAACGTGTTGTAAACCGTTTCGTTATATATCATTATATACCACTGTATTTTGTGAAATCTTATCACTTGAAAACGGCGTGGTTGACAGGTTTGTTGCATTTTTTCAGTCAACCACGGGTTTTTTAGAAATCCATGCAAATTTAAGAACCCCTTAAAAAAATGTTACATATTTGCTACATTTTCTACAATTTTGTTGTAAAAAAAGAAGACTGCAAATCCATCTCTGAACTTGCAGCCTTTTTCCTATTCAATCACACGAACTCTTAAAACATCCTTTATCGTGCCCAATTTTTCTTTAATCTCTTCGTTCAATCCGCCTTCAATATCAATCATCGTATAAGCGTATTCCTTCTTACTCTTATTTGTCATGTCAGAAATATTCACTCCTGCCTCTGCAAGCAAGGTTGTGAACTGACCAATCATATTCGGTACATTGTGATGGAGAATCGTGATTCTTGTCTTTCCATCACGGTATCCCATATCGCAGTTCGGATAGTTGACAGAATTTCTAATATTCCCGTTTTCCAGGAAATCCATCACTTCTTTTACTGCCATCTTTGCACAATTATCCTCCGATTCCTCTGTAGATGCCCCTAAATGCGGAATCACAATCGTTCCTTTCACGCCTGCTACCAATGGATTCGGGAAATCTGTGACATACCGTTTCACCTTTCCGCTTTCCAGTGCGTCGATCATATCTTCTTCGTTCACAAGCACATCTCGTGCAAAATTCAATACAACCACATCTTTTTTCATCAAACTGATCGCATCTTTATTGATCATTCCTTTTGTGCTCTCCAGTGCCGGAACATGAATTGTAATGTAATCACATTCTTTATACAATTCATCCACTGTTTTTGCATGATAAATATTTCTTGATAATTTCCAGGCTGCATCTACCGAAATATAAGGGTCATAACCGTATACATCCATGCCAAGATGAGCCGCTGCGTTTGCAACGAGAACACCAATTGCGCCAAGACCGATCACTCCAAGTTTCTTTCCTTCCAATTCACAGCCCGCAAATGCCTTTTTTTGTTTCTCCGCATGTTTTGCCACATCACCGTCTTCTTCGTGCTCCTGCACCCAGTTGATTCCCCCGATAATATCTCTGGATGCGAGCAGCATACCTGCAATCACAAGTTCCTTTACACCATTTGCATTTGCTCCCGGTGTATTAAATACAACAATTCCTTCTTCTGCACATCTGTCAAGCGGAATGTTATTCACACCTGCTCCTGCACGCGCAATCACTTTCAACTCTTTATCAAATTCCAACTCATGCATTGCAGCGCTTCTCACAAGCACTGCGTCTACACCTTCTAACTTTCCTTCAGCTTCATACTCGCCTGTAAACTGGTTTAAGCCTACTTCTGCGATTGGATTTAAACAATGAAATTTATACATATCTACAGATTCTCCTCCTCAAATTTTTTCATAAAGTCCACCAGTGCCTGAACGCCTTCTTCCGGCATCGCATTATAGATACTTGCTCTCATACCTCCAACACTTCTGTGACCTTTTAAATTCTCAAGTCCTGCCGCCTTTGCTTCTTTTACAAATTTTGCATCTAACTCGTCACTTCCTGTAACAAACGGCACATTCATAAGAGAGCGATCTTTCTTTTCCACTGTTCCTTTGAACAATTTACTTTGATCAAGAAAATCGTAAAGAATCTTTGCTTTTCTTTCATTTCTCTCTTTCATCGCTTCCAGACCACCCATCTCTTTCAGCCACTGAAATACTTTTCCACAGATATAAATTCCATAAGCAGGCGGAGTGTTGTAAAGAGAATCTGCATCAGCATGTGTCTTATATGTGAGCATCGTAGGTGTTCCCGGGAGCACATCTTCTGTAATCAAATCTTCGCGGATAATCACAATAACTACACCTGCAGGTCCGATATTCTTTTGTACACCACCATAAATAATTCCATATTTGCTGACATCTACCGGTTCTGATAAAAAGCAGGATGATACATCGGCTACAAGTGTCTTTCCTTTTGTATTTGGCAGTTCCTTAAATTTGGTTCCATAAATCGTATTATTTTCACAAATATACACATAGTCTGCATCTTCTGAGATTGGAAGATCTGAACAATCTGGTATGTAAGAAAATGTTTTATCTTCTGAAGAAGCAATTTTATTGACCTTACCATATTTTGCTGCTTCCTGGTATGCTTTTTTTGCCCATTGTCCAGTCACAATGTAGTCCGCCACCTTGTTTTTCATCAAGTTCATCGGAATCATCGCAAACTGCTGTGACGCTCCTCCCTGCAAAAACAGCACTTTATAGTTATCCGGAATATGCATGAGCTCTCTTAAATCCGACTCCGCCGTTTTGATAATCTCCTCAAATGCTTTCGATCTATGACTCATCTCCATAACCGACATTCCGCATCCCTTGTAATCTAACATCTCTTCTGCTGCTGATTTTAGAACACTTTCTGGCAATACTGCCGGTCCTGCTGAAAAATTATACACTCTGCTCATTGTTTATTCCTCCACTTCATTTTTATTTTTCTAAATCCTCTTCACTAAATGCCTCGCTGATCGCAGCCCCTGGTGCAACCATCGGCCATACTTTTTCATCACTGTCGATCTGGCAGTCAATCACAACCGGTCTCCCCATAGCTAGCGCCTCCTGGAAAGCTTTTTGAAACTCTTCCCGTGTCGCCGCACGTATTCCGACCGCCCCCATTGCTTCTGCCAATTTTACAAAGTCTACCGCATCATTTAACACGGTTGCAGAATAACGCTTTTCATAAAACAGCGTCTGCCACTGACGCACCATGCCAAGTACATGGTTATTTACCACGACTTGAATGATTGGAATATTGTATCTTGCCGCTGTTGCAATCTCATTCATATTCATTCGGAAACATCCATCTCCGGCAATATTGACCACGGTCTTGTCCGGCATCCCCATCTTTGCTCCGAGCGAAGCGCCAAGTCCATAGCCCATTGTCCCAAGACCTCCCGAAGTTAAAAGCGTTCTCGGTTTTGTGTATTTATAAAATTGTGCAGCCCACATCTGATGCTGTCCGACTTCTGTTGTAATGATTGCGTCTCCGTTAGTCTGTCTGTATATTTCTTCCACAATATACGGTCCTGTAAGTCCTTCCGGATGATACGTCAGAGGATGTTTCTCTTTATATTCCTCAATCTGCTGTTTCCATTCCTCATGACTTTGCTGTTCCAACTTTTCATTCAGGATTGTCAGAACTTCTTTGATATCTCCGGTCACACTCGCATCTGTGAGAATATTTTTATCTATTTCTGCCGGATCAATATCAATTTGCAGAATTTTCGCATGATGTGCAAATTTCTTTGCATTTCCAGTCACACGGTCACTGAACCTTGCACCGACCACGACCAAAAGGTCACATTGGCTCACTCCAAAATTTGACGCTTTCGTTCCATGCATTCCAAGCATTCCAGAATACAGCTCATCTGTTCCCGGAAATGCTCCTTTTCCCATCAGAGAATCCGCCACAGGCGCATCAATTTTATGTGCAAATTCCACTAAAGACTCACTTGCCCCTGACAAAACTGCTCCGCCACCCACAAAAATATATGGTTTCTTGGCTCTCTGAATCATTTTCACCGCTGTTTCAATCTCGTCTTCATCGATTTTCTTTCTCTGAATATCTGTGACGTCAATTTCTACTTTTTGATATTCACTCAGATTTGCAGTCACATCTTTCGGAATATCGATCAGAACTGGTCCCGGTCTTCCTGTCCTTGCAATCAAAAACGCTTTTCGAATCGTATCCGCCAATTTATCGACATCTTTGACGATATAATTGTGCTTTGTAATCGGCATTGTAATGCCTGCGATATCTATTTCCTGAAAACTATCTTTTCCAAGCAGGGAAACACCTACGTTACAGGTAATCGCCACTACTGGAATGGAATCCATATACGCCGTCGCAATCCCGGTCACAAGATTCGTGGCTCCCGGTCCACTTGTTGCAAGGCAGACACCTACTTTCCCGGTTGCTCTTGCATATCCGTCTGCTGCATGTGCAGCTCCCTGTTCGTGGGAAGTCAATATATGACAAATCTCATCGCTATGTTTATATAACGCATCGTATACATTTAAAATCGCACCTCCCGGATACCCAAATACAGTATCCACTCCCTGCTCTTTCAAACATTCGATCACGATTTCTGCTCCTGTTAATTGCAT